CCATCATCATAAGAACATCTTCTCGATCATCGCACATCATAATTTGTTGATCAATTGGTCGGCAAAGTTCCGCCATTCTTTCTTTTACGGTTTTACTCATGTTTTCTCCCATTTAGATACTGACAATTCTTTCTGGTAGTGGAATATCCCAAAGTTTTCCTTTGTTCCAGTAATATACTCCATTGGGCATTTCTGGATAGTTGTTGTACACATGCTGAAAGCACATGCCCGAAAACACAAAGCTCTCAAGTTTCCAAGCGCCGCGCTCTCGCATGCAATGGAAAGCCGCGTCAATGTTGCGAGGAAACATAAAATCAGCCATTTCTGCACCCTTAACCTGTGTAAGTTCTTGCCAGGGTAAATCACTGCGAAACAAGGCTACTCCAAAAGTCCAGCCTGTGTTGTGTGTGCTGTAAAAGTCTAAACTGAATCCGTCTAGCTTGTTTTCTGCAAGGTGACGTTCTGCACTGCGAAACTTTTCATCTAGTGCTGCCCATCTGTGTGTTAAGAACTGTGTGTCATCGGCATCAATCATCCAAAATGCATCAGTGCGCCCGCTTGCAATCTCAAAACCTGTTATGTTAGCACATGCCATATTGCGTTTTGCACCTTTAAGTTCCCGCAGGCTGGGCATTATAGAGTCTCTAATGCTGGCGATTAATTTTGCATCTGGATAATCCAACATGCATGTTTTAAGCATGTCAGTTTCATCTCTGTCACATAATATATAAGTTTCGTGATTCTTAAACAGTTCAAGCCAGAATCGCAAACAATGAATACCGTGTGCATCCATCCTGTCAATTTTTAAAAATGCACTAACACTGCCCATTTAATGTTGCTCCATAATCATGATATTTTTGTCCAACCACGGAAGTATTAGATCACGTTGTCTCAGCTTTCCGTATTTGGTAATACCATCCACTGCACATTGCGGTAACAATTCAGTTTCTTCTATAAGATTATACAAGTTAACTTGTTGAGGATTCATTGGTTCGATGTTGCTCTTGTACACAATTGCATACAGCCACGGATCTCCAGGCGTTTTCTTAAAAAATCCATCACGACAATCCCAGCCACTAACAGCCAGCATATAGATTAACTGTGGCATTGTGTAATGATATTTGTGACCCAAGGCTAGGTTGTATTCTTGAATGTGATATTCTGTGTTAACAGTTTGCGGCACTGCCAGTACTAACATAGCATCCTTGTTTGCAATATGCCACCAATTCGACAATGCTTGGTATGGATTTAACAAATACTGCAATTGATCGTAGCAATATACTATATCAAATGATTTTTTTACACGGTTTAGAGATTCAATGTTGTGATTTTGGTATGATATACTATTGTGACTACTATTAAGTCTTTTAAATGTATTAACACCAACGCATTTAATGCCTAACGGAGTTTTTGCTTCATCTCTTGTGGTAGCACTTGCCCACCACAGCATATCAGTTGCTTCAACATCGCAGCCAAGATCAATAACATGCCCAACACTGTCCATGAAATCGTCATACTCATACATATAACTTAGTACGTTTTGAAAACTGTGTTCGTGTTTTTCTTGTGGACTACTGAATGAGCTCAACTTTGCTATCCTTATACACTTGCTTACTGTTATGTATGCCGTTTATAAAGAGAGAACAAATTATACCTGGACGTCTTCCATGCCTGCTGTGCGCAACCGCACAATGTGACCCATTTGCCACTGCTTGGTGTCCAGACCTTTCATGATGCCAAGATACTTGTTGCGCAATAATGCAACTTCATTGATCAGCGTTTCAAAGTCGATAACTTCATCTTCGCCGTCAACATACTTTTCAGCATCGCGACTGTTTAACGCTCTAGCATATCCTTCCAAATACTTTTGAAAATGCTTGCGGCGTATCTTGCGCAACTGTATGTTCAAGAAGTTAAGTACTGCCTCAATCTCTTGCAGTTGATTAAAACGATGTTCAGTGAGTCCAGGTAACGCTTGAATGTTTTTTTCAATAAGTCCGCCAACACGACACTCGCGCTTTGCTTCTTCAAGTTCAGCTTCAAAGTGTGTAATAAAGCTAGGAATGTTGCCAAGATTACCTGTTACCTTGCTATACCACATGTGTATCAATACTCGTCATAATCAAACTCGCCATCGTCATTAAACTGATCAAGCAGTTCATCCTCTTCTTCCTCTTCAAGATCGTCTTCATCATGCTCTCCAACATAGGCACCAACTGCCATTTTTATAGCACCGTCCCATTTGAATGCTTCTCGTATTTCGTCAGCACTGTTTTGTTCCATTAGGGTTGCCACTACTGTATCGGCAGCTTCTCTAATGTCTCCATTTTCCAGTATAAAAGTGCGGCAGTCTTTCCACACCATTGCAGCTATTTCTAATGACACGTTTTGTTGCTCCTATTCTACAAACAGTTCTGGGAAAATATTTTCCAGTTTTTTAATATTCTTGTCAGTTTCGTACCATTCAATGTACTCAAAGAAATCGTCGCGCAAGTCCTGATCAAACTTGCTATCATTGACTCCTACCAATAGGTCTTCATATGTGGTTTCGGTATTGTCAATGATGTTTCGATTAATTTCTATATCCTTTAACAAATCTTTCTTTATATGATCAGGCAGTGTTTTCATGCCTAGATATACAGGATTGTTTACTATGTTAGTTCTCAACTTAATATTGTTATTTCTGCACCAGGTTGCAAGATCTCTAAATCCTAGCACTGTTGCTGTTTGGAACGTGTACAGTATTGACATATCTATTCGAGGGTTGCTTACAGCTTTGAGAACATGCTGTTCGACCTCTTGCCAATTACTTCCGTATCTAGCCCATTCTTGGACTTCTCCTATTCCTTCAAGACTAACACTGCATTGAACGTACTTGAAATCTCCAAGCGAATCGATAATCTCAGAAACATCTTTACTGGCATTGGTAACAAACAGCAAACTCAGTTTACTTTTAGTACTAGCGGGCAACTGGCGTAACTTATCTATCAAGAACTTATCTAAAAACGGCTCTCCGCCAAGAAACTTCAAAAACTTGATATGCTTGTTGTTTTCCAAAATGTCATCCAAGTACTTGATATACTGTTTATTCTTGAATGTAAATGACTTGGCCCTTGTTAAGTATTCAGGATCCTCTTCTAGCACAGACTGTACAATAGGATGATCAAGATTAGCCATCCAGTTTGCATAAATCAACGAACTATCTTCAGGATGGCACATAACACAGGCATAGTTACAGGTATTGCCAACTTTGATATCTGCACTCAAAACCATATCACTGTTAAAGTCATCTTTGTTGTTAAAGTACACATCCATCCAATTTGCAGCGTTAATATCTTTTTGCAATGATATCAACTCATTGAGATCTTGTCTCAAACTGCGTATTCCGTTTTCTTCCTTGAGCCAACAGATTCGACAATGTTCTGATCTTACTCCGTTGGCCAAATCTTTTTTTAAATCTCGTATTGGCTGAGTATTTAGGTATTCCAATGAACTCATGTTTTGGCTAGGCATGTGTTCTGTTATTTCGGTAGATATTGCACAACAAACTTCTTTACTCATGTCTTGCCCATTTTTAATCTGAAACCATGGAGCAACACAGAATGTGTTTTTGTTGTTATGCATTCTCGTGTAATACCTCACCAGTTTCATCATCAATGATATCTTCATGCACATCAACAACTTCGTCTATACTTACCGTTTCGTCACCAATTTTAGCAAACTCCAGCATCAATTCGTCAAGGCAGCCATTTTCATTGCGTTCCCATGCTTTGCGGAACTGGATAATTTCGCTGCCATCAGATTTAATAAAGCTCAGTCTGTTGCCAGACTTTTTAAGCAAGTCTACACTTTCGGCAAGATCAACAAGCCCACTATATGGGTTCATGCCAGTTTCATAAGGAATCTTAACTTGTACACTTTCAAACGGTTTAGCATAGCGTGTTTTCATAACTTTACATGCTGCACGAATACCTTTTACTTGCGAAATCTTGTTGCCATCTTCATCCTCTTTGAGCTTGAGCTTGCGCATTGCAACCACGATTGAACTTGCATAGATAAAGCCTTGTCCACCCGAGATCTTATCATCTGGATCAAACATATCTTGTGATGCATATGTGTGGTTGGTACACACCATACCAACGTTGTAACTGCCAAACATGTTTACAGTATTACGCACCAATGCTGTTAGTGCTTTAGGCTTTCTGCCCAAATCACCTTTCATGTCACCTGATTCAAACTGATTAACATCTGTTGGAGTAAGCATCATGCCTAACGAATCAATTACAAACAACACCTTAGGACGTTCGCCGTCGGCCATTGCTTTGTAGTCTTTCATAAACGTGCTAATTGTTTTAGCAACGTCATCAATCATGCTCATTGCCAGTTTAAGCAGTTTGCTTTCATCAGTATCTACACCAAGTGCAGTTAACCATGCTTCATCAAGTGCGTTCTCAGTGTCAATAAGCACAACAAAGATGCCTTGTTCTTGTGCATGTTTAACAATGTTACCTGCGGCAAAGTAACTTTTGCCTGCACCTGATTCTCCAGCAAACACTGTAACTTTACCTAGTGGACAACCTTTGTGAAAGTCGCCTGAGATAAGATAGTTTAGTGCATAGTTGCCTGTTGAAATCCAG